TTAGATACAGGTGAAGTAAACGCAATAACATGGAGTGAAATAATACCAGGCGTGACAATGGTCTGGACACCAATAGATACTAATTAATATGGCATCAACATTCTCAACAGATTTAAAACTAGAAATTATTACAACCGGTGAAAAAGCTGGTCAATGGGGTGGAATCACTAATACAAACTTACAGATCTTGGAACAAGGATCATCGGGTGTATTAGATATAGATATGGCCTCTGCTAGTATTACACTAGACCTAACAGATGGTGCAACATCAAATGGTAAAAACGTATATTTAAGATTACATGGAACTTTAGCAGGAGACAGAACTATAACAATGCCTTCGGGATCGGGTGTTACTAGAGTTTGGGTTATGAAAGATGACACTGTTAGAGGCACATCAAATAGAACACTTGGAGTATTGACAGCTAGTGGTACCACTACTCAAATACCACCAGGTGCAACTGTTCTCTGTAGATCAAATGGTACAGAAACAGTCATGACTATTTTAGAAAAAGGTTATGCAACTATAACAGATTCTAATAGTCCATACGCCATTGTAGCTGGCGCACAAGTCTTTGCAAATACAACCGCCAACCCTATAGAGATTGACTTACCTGCTTCTCCCGCTGTTGGAGATGAAGTAACCGTTATCGACACTAGAGGAACTTTTAATTCTAACAATTTAACTTTTGATAGAAACGGACAACCAATTAATTCAGGAACTTCAAATCTAGTATTAACCGTAAATGGTCAAGCAGTAACATTGGTTTACGTTGATGCAACAAGAGGTTGGGCATTTAAGACGAACACGGCGTAAGGAGCACGGACCATGGCTCTGACTTCCATAAAATTCTTACCTGGGATAGACAAACAAGATACATCTGTTGGTGCAGCTGGTAGATGGGTAGACTCTGACAACGTTAGATTTAGATATGGTTTACCTGAAAAGGTAGGTGGCTGGACATCTTTATTAAGTGACACCATTGTAGGTGTAGCTAGAAAACAACATGCGTTTGTTGATCTTGATGGTAACAGGTACGTTGCTATTGGAACAGATAAATTTTTACTTGTTTATTTTGAAGGAGCTTTATTTGACATAACTCCATTTAGAAGTAACAACGCTGGAACACAAACTCAATTTACAGGTTCAACAATAACTACAAGCACAACTAGAGGCACAGCAGTTACAATTACAACATCTACTAATCATGATTTACAAATAGGAGATATTGTTGAGTTAGATTCTGTAACAATGCCAACAGGTTCTAGTATTGCAGCTTCAACGTTTGAAGATAAATTATGTCAAGTTATAACAGTTCCAAGTTCTACAACATTTACAGTTACATCACCAAGTGCTGAAACTGCTGGAGGTGGATCTGATTTAACTTCAGGAAGTTCTTGCACTGTTAATCCTTACGAAGACGTAGGTCCCTCCGCACAATCATATGGTTATGGTTTTGGTATTGGAAACTATGGTGGAACAGTAACAGGATCACAAAGCACAGAATTAGATGGATCATTAAATGCTGATACAGCAGGTACAGGTGGATCGGGTACAGCTGTAACCGTAGATAGCACAACAGGTTTTCCATCTTCAGGAACTATCGCGGTAGGCACAGTACCAAATGCAGAATTAATTACTTACACATCCACAAACGCTACAAACTTTTTAGGAATTACTAGAGGTGCAAAAGGCACAGCAACTGCTGGAACATCAAATGGTCAAGCTCATTCTACAAACTCAACAGTTCAAAATGCAACAGACTGGGGTAACTGGGGTGATGCTGTAGCAGCATCAACCGTGACTCTTGAACCAGGACTTTGGTCATTAAGTAACTTTGGTCAAGTATTAGTTGCAACAGTTGCAAATGGTAAAACATTTACTTGGAACTCTGCTATCGCTGCAAAGTTTACAACTAGAGCATCAACAACAACTTCAAATTTTTCTACAGCAATCAGTGGCACAAGCGGTAACCCAACTGCATCTAGAGTTACACTTATATCACCAACAACACGTCACTTAATTCACCTAGGCACAGAAACAACTATTGGCGATCCAACCACGCAAGATGACATGTTTATAAGATTTTCTAATCAAGAACAAATAAATGAATATGCACCAGGCACAACTAACACTGCAGGAACACAAAGATTACAGGATGGTACAAAAATTATGGGTGCATTAGTTGCAAAAGAAAACATTTTGATATGGACCGATAATGCATTGTATACTATGAGATTTATTGGATCTCCGTTTACGTTTGGATTTGAACAGGTGGGTACAAACTGTGGATTGATAGGACAGAACGCTGCCGTAGAGATAGATGGAGTTGCATATTGGATTGGTAATAATGGATTCTTTGCATTCGATGGTACAGTAAATAACTTACCATGTAGTGTAGAGGATTATGTTTACGATGATTTTGATACTACAAAAGGTCAACAAGTTGCTGCTGGTATTAATAACCTATACACAGAAGTGGTTTGGTATTATCCAACACAAGGATCTACATTTAATGATAGGTATGTGGTTTATAACTATGGTGAATCTAAAGGTGTGCCCATGGGTAATTGGTATACGGGTGTAAATACAAACTCTATTAGAACCACATGGATTGACTCTATCGTATATCCAAAACCATATGCTACACAATTTAATTCATCTGCAACAGGAACGTTTCCAAGTATAGTTGGTGAGTCTGGTTTAGGTCAAACAGTTTACTTTCAACACGATACAGGCACAGATCAAATTAATCCTGATGGTAGCACAACAGCATTAACATCTTTCATACAATCATATGACATTGCACTACAACAAGATCAACCAGAAATATTTTTAGCAATGAGAAGATTTGTACCTGATTTTAAAACTCTTGCAGGTGATGCACAAGTTACAATAGGTCTAAAAGATTTTCCATCCTCAACCACAGCAAATAGCACATATAGTCCTTTTACTATTACGTCTTCAACAACAAAAGAAGATACAAGAGCAAGAGGTAGGTATGCTAGTTTAAAAATAGAAAACACAGGGTCAGCACAAAACTGGAGGTTTGGAACATTTCAAATAGACCTACAACAAGACGGGAGAAGATAATGACAAAGATAGTAGTTAGATTACCAGAACCTAAAAAAGAATATAGTGAAGACAATCAAAGACAAATTAATAGAGCTTTGACATCTATAATAGAACAATTAAATTCTACATACTTAACAGAAAACGAGGAGGAAAAAGAACGATTTAGTTTTTTCTTTTCATAATGGCAAATATATACAAAAACGTACAGAAACTATTAAATGCTGCAGGATCAGATGTAGATATGTATGAGTCCCCTACAGCTACAGCAAGTATTATTAAGACTGTAAAGCTATTTAATACACATAGTGGTGCGTTAGATGTAACAGTAAAAGTGTTTGATGCTACCACTTCTACTGATTTTGAGTATAAAGTAGCCAGTATAAATGCTAATGAAGGTGTTGATTTACTTACCTTTAATAATATTATAGTATTAGAGGCTGGAGATAAATTGAAAATGCAGTGTGCTACAGCAGATAAGATTAAAATGACAGCGTCTTTACTACAAATTTTGAGAACACAACCAACGGATCAAATATAATGTCTTTTAAAGAAACAGAAGCAAGCGTAAGATATGAGATGATAAACGGCAAAAAAACAGCTGTTATCACTCCAGAATGTATTATAACATTAACAAATACAAAAACGGGTAAAGAATATAATTCCGATGCAGAAGCAGAGGCAGATATTAATGACCCAACAACAGACACGCAAAGAGAACACATAAGACGTGATGTAGAGATTAAAGTAGTAGATATCGGTATTGGTGCCGGTTCAGGAGATTTATAATGGCGATTACAGACGCACAACAAGCAAAACAAATCATGATGAAAAAAGGTGGCAAGGTTAGCATGCAAGGTGGAGTTAAAAACTATCTTGGTAAGCAGCCAGAAGTTCAAGCACCTAGAAAATGGCAATCAGCTCCTGACAAACCACCAACAGAATTAGCTTATATTACAGAAGCAGAAAAAGATTTAATATTAAAAGCAGATATACATGGATCATTATCCAAAGGTCCTAACATGGGTCCATCTGGAATTATGTCATTAGATAGTTTTGGTGATGCTGGGGGTGGTGGAGCAGCTGGTGTAGATACAAGTGCCGGTGGTGGAGCCAAAGAAGATAGATTTGAAGCACGAAGTTATAACCCTGGAATGAGTCAAAACGAAGTTAATCGTCAAAGACAAATTCAAGAAGATCGAGCTAAACAAATGCAAAAAGAAGCTCGCGAAACTCGAAGACGAATGGAGGAGAAAAAACAACAAGATATTAAAAATGCATTAGATCCTATTGATCCAAGATCGGGTAAAAGAAGAAGTGAAATGACCCCAGCTCAACGAACTGCTTTTGATAAATATATGCAAGAAGAATTAGAAGATAGTGCAGAATATAAAGATTACATGGCTAATTTAAAATCTCCTGATGTAGCATTACCTCCAGGAGTAGCACCTAAACAAGTGACTAGTGATTTGTACCAAGAAAAAATAGATGATATTTTTATGGGTGGATCTGGTGCAAAACAAGAAGCATTTTTTAATGATCCAAGAAGAACAGATAAAGGAGGTTTACCTGTAATTGGTCCAACATCTTTAGTTTTAAATATGTTGAAAGGGCCATTAGAAAAAGGTGCCGTGCAAACAAGAAAATTTTTTGCAGGTCCCACTACAGATATATTTGGTAGAAAACAAAAAGGTGTTCTTCAAGCAGGTAGATTAAAGTATAAAGGAAATGTAGTAACTCCTGAAGCATTTAATAAATTAAGTTTATCTCAACAAAATGAAATATATAAAGATTATATGTCTAATAGACTAGCTGGTAAAACAGATGCTTATGGTAATCTAGCATCTGGTTACATGAGAGATGGATCTGGAAATATAATATCTACAGGTAATGATAGAGACTCTCAACAACCAGTAATACCTCCAATAGCTCAACAACCAAAAGATGATGATGCTGAAGAAGAAGATTTTCAATTAGCTCTTGCATTTAGAGCAGATGGTGGACGTGTACCATACGAAGATGGTGGAATTACAACATTAGAAGAAGCAAAAAGAATGGCACCTCCAGGTGAATCTTTAGCTTATATTAACGATGATGAAGCAGCATTATTAAAATCACTAGGTGGTGCTGGTGAAGATGTAAATGGAACTGGAATTAAATCTTATTTTATTAAAAAAATATTTAGAGGTGCAAAAAAAGCAGTTAAAAAAATAGTTAAGTCACCGATAGGTAAAGCTGCAATACTTGGAGCTGCTGCATTTGGTATACCTGGAACAGGTTTTAGTGGCATAGGTGGTGGTTTAGGTAGTCTTTTAAAAGGTAAAAAATTCAGCACTTTATTTAGTGGTATAGGAGATAAAATAGCTGGAGCATCTGTAGGTAAATTAGCTGGACTATCTATAGGTGGTGGATTACTTGCAGGTGCATTAGCAGGTAAAGGATACGAAGACGAAGATGAAGATGGTTTTGATGACAACACAGGATTTAGTGTAGAAGAATATAGAAGAAGAGGGGCACAAGGTAATGTGCCAATAGCATTTAGAGCTGAAGGTGGTATGTCAGATGTAGAGAATGATCCACAATACAAAGGTTGGAAAAGAATATATGAAGTAAATCCAGACGCTGCAGAAATGCATCCTAAACACAAAGAGTTTGTTAAATACTACGCTAATATAGAAAGACAAGGTAAAGAAGAGGGTGGACTTATGGACCTAAAAGGTATGGAAATGGACTTTAGAGATGAGGGTGGATTTGTGCCAATAGGTAAAAAAGAGAGAGCTGATGACGTCCCAGCTAGATTGAGTAAGAATGAATTTGTAATGACAGCAGATGCTGTTAGAGGTGCCGGTGACGGAAATATAGACAAGGGTGCTGAAAAAATGTATAATCTAATGAGTAAATTAGAAGCCGAAAACGACCAATCGCAAGGCTTGGATGGCGCACGTAAAATGTTCAAAACAGCTCAAAGACTAGAGGAAGTATTATAATATGGCTATTACAGAAACTCGTACGCGTCCACCACAGTTTATCGAGGACATAGGTGTTGACCTAGCAAAAAACCTGGTAGCGTCTACAGGTGTACCTACAGTATCCGTAGGATTATCAGCAATATCACAAAGACCGGGAGAATCAGCTGCAGACTTTGCAGCAAGACAAACGGCAGCTAGAGCTTTTGAAACTAGACAACAAAGTTTAGCTGGCCTTGCACCAAGTGTAGCAAAACAAGATGCATTACAAACAAGAGCTGCACAATTAGCGGGTTCAGGTGTTGGATCTTTTCAACCATTTATTAATCAAGCACAGCAACTTACAGGAGCTGGTGGTGGGACAGGTGCAGGTTCTATACAAGAATTTATGTCACCATATCAAACACAAGTAATTGATGCATCACTTGCAGAGTTTGATAGAAATGCAGCAGCAAACAGACAGAGAATTAGAGATCAAGCAGTAGCATCCGGAGCTTTTGGTGGTGGTAGAGAAGGTGTGGAATTAGCAGAATATCAAACTGGTAGTGATATGGACAGAGCAATGTTACAAGCAAATTTATTACAACAAGGTTTTGATAGCGCAGCAGCGAGAAGACAACAAGATCTTGCTAACCAACAAGGCCTTGCTCAATTATTGCCACAATTACAAAGAGCAGACATTTCAACATTAGGATCAGTGGGCGCAGTTCAACAGGCACAGGCACAAGCTGAAGAAGACGCAACAAGAGAAGCAGCAAGGCAGGCTACATTCTTACCTCAAGAAAATTTATCTAGATACGCAGGACAAGTTGCAGGACTTATGGGTGGTTATCCAGGTCAAACTACACAAAGCTTTGTGCCTAACCCTAGTCCACTACAGACTGCAATCGGTGCAGGTTCTGCACTAGCAGGTATATTCGGAGCGTTAAGAGGATAATGAATAGAATATTAAAAAGACCAATGTTCAGAATGGGTGGTTCACCACAGTTTGAATTTCAAGAAAGAACAACTGGAATACTATCCGGGCTTGACGGACCAAAACTAAACGCATCACGAACAGGATATAAACCTGGTGGCGTTGTTACTCTTGATCTTTCCGAAAGTTCAGGCATTGAAGATTTAGGAAAAAATAAAAAAATTATTGATGAGTCAGGTGCGTTTGATTTAATGGATTATAACGAACATACTAATTCACCAATGAAAGAATTAATTGCAGCAGCTGCTTCATCTAATACAAGTAATGCAAACACTGGTACAAAAACTGATAAAGCAAGTCGTTTAGAAGAATTGTTTGAGGAGCAAATGAGAATAGGTAAAAAATTTGCAGCAGAGGATGAAGGTAGAAAAGCAGGTATGCCTGGATCTTTATCAAGTGCGTTAATGACATTTGGTTTAAATTTATTAGGGCAACCTGGTGGTAATTTAGCAGGAGCGATTGGTAAAGCAGGATCTCCAGCGTTAAGTAAATTCCAAGCAGCTAGAGAAGCTGAAAGATTAGACAAAAGAAAAACTGAAAGAGAAATGAGAAGAGATGCATTAGATAGAGCTTTTGATTTAAGAGAAGCAGAAATAGAGGCTGATGCAGAGGTTAAAGCTGAACTAGGTAAAGATAATAGATTTGCGTTTGAAGCAACACAAGACACTATGAAAAAATTACAAGAGGATGAAAAAACTTTAGTAAAAGAAATTTCTGACCTAGAAAAAAAACAAGCTGCAGGAACTATCACAGATGAAGAGATTGTAATGTTAGAAGATAAAAAGACAAATAAATCTAACAACGAAGAGTTACAAGTTTTAATTACAAAAGAAAAGAAAACAGACCCAGTGGCTGAAGCAATATTAAAAGGTGTTGCAAATGGTGTGTTTACTTTTGAAGATTACAAAACTTACAAAGAAACAGGTGAATACCCAGCGGGTATGAAAGATGGTGGTAGAGCAGGATATCAAATGGGTGGTGAAGTTGTAGAAGATGTAGCAATGATGAGTGAAAGCTCTAACATTGCACCAACAGCACCTGCGCAAACACAAGATTTAACTTATGATGAGTTAAGAGCAAGACTACCAAGAGAGATAACAAACGACGTGGTTACTTTAATAGCTACTAGCAAACAAGCATTAACGGACTTTGCTAATATTCAAACTCAACAAGACGTAGATAATTTCAACCAGACATACAACGTAAACCTAGTCCTACCACAGGAGGGTTAAGATGGAACCTTTTGAAAAAAAGAAGACTGAAGAAGAATTAGTCAGTGAAGTATTAGTCAACAAAGCAATCAAAAATAAATTAAATGCACCAAGAAAAGAAGTAAAATTTACTTGGGAAGGTTTAAAAAATTTTATACCTCTTTTAGAAACAAACCCTTTTGATCCACGAAAAGTAAAAAGAATTAAAGAATTAACGGAAGGTGCGGAACCAAAAGAGAAAGACTATATAGAAGGCTTTGAAGAAATAGAAAGATCACTATATGGTGGTGTTCAAGATTTAGGTTACAGTATATCGAGTCTAGTTACAGAAGGTATTGATGCAGCATTTGATACTGACTACCTACAAGCTATAGATAAAGCTTACGAAGAAAATAAAATTAAGGACCCTGAAACTTTAGTAGGAGAGTTTGCAAAAATAGGTGTTCAATATGGTATACCTGGTGGTGCTATATTTAAAATAGGTGCAAGAGCTAGAGGAATTGCCAAAGCAAAAAGTGCTACAAAAGCATTAACAAGAACACAGAAAGCAACTCAAATAGCAAAACGTGCAGGATATATGGCTGGTGCATTTGCTGCTACAGATTTTATTGCAGCTAAACCTAAAACACCAACTTTATTTATAGAACAAGAAAGCGAAAAAGATAAATCAGGAAGAGATTTAGCAGTAACAAGATTTAAAAATAGATTAAGATTTGGAGCTGAAGGCGCATTGATAGGTGGCGGTTTTTCTTTAATGGGTAGACCTTTGGCCGTAGGTTTAAAATATGGTCTATTTAAACCAGGTGCATATGTTGCAGGTATGGGTTTAAAAGCAGCTGATGCTGCAGTGGTTACACCTTTGTCTTTTATACTTTCAAGAACACCAGGAGTGCCTACAGGTATTAGAAAATTAAGAAATGTAAGTGCATTTACAGCAGAAAAATTATTAAACCCCATTGTATCTAGAAATTTAAAATTTGAACAATTACCAAAGTTTGAAGACTGGAGACTATTTTCTGTAGCAGACTCTGACCCATTAAAAAGAAGATTAAAAAAATTAGATAATTTTTTAGCTGCGTTTAGGTCTGTAGGAAAACGAACAGGAACAGACTATAAACTTACATCAGAAGCTAGAAGAGAAATAAAAGCAAGATCTAGAACGATAGAAAAGTATTTAGAGTCTATTGAAAAAAAATCTTACGATTTAGCAAGAGCAAATAAGGATCTATACAATACAAAAACTATGTCACCTGCAAGTCAGGATTACTATTTAGATACGACATTATCTTATCTAAAAGGTCAAAAAAAATTAGATGCTTTACCAAAAGAACTACAAGGCAGTGCATCTGCATTAAACAAAGAGTTAATTAAAACTAAAAAAACTTTTGCAGAGTTGTTACCTGAAGGTGAATTAAAAGACTATATGTTAAATAATTTAAAATCATACATGCGTAAATCTTTTGCTGTGTTTACAAATCCTGAATATGCACCAGATAAAAAAGTTTTAGATGGTGCCGTTGATTGGGTAAATAAAAATATTGTAAAGAAAAATAAAGACTTAAGAATAGAAGCTGCAGCCTTACCAGGTAAAGCAGCTGCGGTAGATAAACAAAAAGCTTTTTCAGAACAAATAGTTAAAAGTATTTTACAAACTGGAAAACAAGATAATGTAGATCCTCTAAAATTATTACAAACTATTTCAAAGTTTGATTTACGTTCTGACAAAATATTAAAAACAGGAGAGGAGTTACCTGATGCAATTAAAAAATTATTAGGTCAAGAAGATAATTTAAAAGCATCTGTATTACAAACAACGTCATCAGCCATAACACAATCAGTAAACAAAAGAACATTTGATAAGTTAGCTGAAACTGGTTTGAAAGAAGGTTGGTTGTTTAGAAGCAGAGAAGCTGCTACCGGTGCAGGTATTTTAGATGTAGGAACTAAACCTATTGGTAAATTAAAAGGACTGGGTTTATTACAAAGCCCTATGTCTAAACTATACTCATCAAGACAAGTAGGAGAAGCATTAGCAGGCACACCTGGTTTTTTAGATAAAGCAATTCAAAGTAATATCTACAGAAATATATTACAATTAAAAGTAGCAACACAGTTTGGTAAAACAGTTCTTTCACCTGCAACACAAGTTAGAAACGTAACATCCGCTAGTATGTTTCCGTTAGCAAACGGACACATAGGTGGTAGAGCGTCTGTGACTGATGCATTAAAAATGACTCTCGATGATATATTTGGTGCAGGTAAAGTAATTAATGAAAATGAATTTATAAAAAATTTAGAAAATAAAATACGTCTTGGTGTAATTGATGAAAACATTGTAGCATCAGAATTAAAAGCTGTGCTCCAAGATATTAAAGCTGGTGCAAAAGTAAAAAGTATGGATGCTTTATTAAGCAAACTAGCCAATACCAAGATGATGAAAACAGCTACAAGAATATATGCCGGAGGTGATAACTTATGGAAATGGTATGGTCATGAGTACGTAAAATCACAAATGAAAGGCATGTATAATACTGTTGATGATATTGCAAAATGGTATGATGAAATTGTTGGTATAAAATTTGATAAGATTGACACATTTACAGGCGCAAGAAAATCATTTGAACAAGCTGTAGATGAAGCTGCTGCATGGCAAATTAGAAATACTTATCCAACATATAGTAAAGTTCCAGAGTTTGTACAAAACATTAGAAAACTACCTTTTGGTAATTTCGTATCATTCCCTGCAGAAATGATTAGAACGACAACAAATATTTTAGATATTGGAATGAAAGAAGCTATGTCTAGTAATCCTTTGCTACGTCAGCAAGGTTATAGAAG